TTGTGTCAATCCCACACATCTTTGGCTAGGCGATAGATCTACTAATCAAATTGACAGTGTCTTAAAATCTAGACAAGGACATCAAAAACTTTCAAAACAAGATGTTTTAGATATTAGAAAAAGTTGTCAATCAACTTTATTTCTAGCAAGAAAATATAATGTTTCACAAGCAAACATTTCATTTATCAAAACAAGAAAAAACTGGCGACACATTTAAAAAGAAAAGGCCCTGAAGGGGAACAACAGGGCCTTTAATTATGAGCGAGGATTGTATCCTAAGTTATTAGTCTACAACTGCCTCTGATTTGATTCTACAACCATATGTTTCTTTCAACACTGCGTTTCCTCTAGCAGTCGTACCGATGTACTCAGTCGCCCTTGCTGATGGATCATAGTGTTCTTTAACAGTGATTGGTCTTTTGATCACGTGGCCAAGTGCCTCTGGTGAGAATACAGCACCGATCGAGTCGTTTGCTGAATCAACAGAAACTGTTGTTGACATGAATAATTTCACGTTGTAGATTCTTCCTAAGAACGCTGAAGAATTTAACAAGTTGTTTCCAACGTCAGTCATTGCTGAACCTACGTTTGAAGCCGCTTGTGTGAAACCTGATGAAGTCAACACTTTAGCAACGTTTTGGATTGCCGCCGGAGCGAACACGCCAAAGTAATCACCCTGTGCGTCAGTTGGAGCGTTTTGTGCTCTTAACTTGTAAACCGCCTGAAGGATTAAATCAGGAGTAAGGTCTGTTCCACCTGTTCCTAATCTGTTTGTAGTGAAAGAATCGAACTGACTGAAAACGTCTGTGTCAACCTTCTCACCAATTGCTCTTCCAATTATGCCACCCACATCTGCGGCCACGTCTCTAGCAGAACTTTCTCTTAATAGATCCGTGATGTCTGCTCTAACACCAATTTCTGATGCTTCGATAGTTACAGATGATGGATTAACACTTGTTTGAGCCGTTAGGTCTGTGCCTTCAGTCAAAGCCGCCGCAGAAATTTCTGGGTAGACTGGAACTTGTGCAGTAAGACCTGGTGTGTTAGTCATGTCAAACACTTTTACAAGGCTACCAGCGATTGATCTCTCTGATGCAGTGAAAACTGCTTCCTGTAAAATGTTTGTTAATATGGCACCATGCGTACCTGTTTTGTTAATAGCCATTTGCTATGTCTCCTTTGTAATTAGAAGAATTTTGGACGTTGACTTTTTTGGGCCATGGCGTCCTTGTACATTCTTCTCTGTTTAGGATCATTGAGATCCAAATTGGAGATATCTATTTCCTGCACTGACTTTGTGTTTGTGTTTGATGTCGAACCGGTACCGCTTGGTCCTGCTTGAACATGGTGAGGATTGCTTTGTAAAAATTCATTAACATAAGCATCAACACTCATTAATTCTCCAGATTCAGTGTATCTCGGTGTGCCATTGTCGCCAATGACCTCCACGTCACCAGTTTGATTCAATCTAACTTTGCTCTTAATCAACTGAACAACCTGTTCAGGATTAATCGCTTTGTATTTGGATGCTGTGTTCAACAACGCTCCATCTACTTGGATCGAATTTAACTGCGAACGAAGTTGATTGATCTGTTGGTCTTTCTTTTCAGCAGTGTCCTTCAGGATCTTTTCAAATTCGCCACGTTTCTTTTGTTCTTCCAGTTGCATTTCTTCTTCCTTCTGAACAAGATCTCTGTAACGATCGACGTCAACATCTTGGAACTTTTTCAACACATTTGCTTCTGTCTTTTTACGGACGGATGCCATGGCGTTGTTGAATTCCTCAGCCGTGTAGGTTTTGGATACCTCTACCTCCGGAGTTGGTTTTTGTTTAGAGTCGTTTGCCGGTGCCTCCGTGGCTTCTGCAACTTGGACTTCTGGTTGTTTTGAATCTTCCATAGATTTCCTCCTAATGAGTTGTTTGTATTTACCCAATTATTTAACAGAATTAAGTCGTATGATTATAATTTAATAGAATTGTTCGAAATCCTCAACGCCCCATGCCTCGTACCATCCTGACCTACGTAATCGTGCCTGTGCATCTTTAAGTTTGTCTATGGGTTGTATCATTACCAGAGGTTTTCTTTTGTAACTGAAACTGACCCCTTTGTGTAGTCCTTTATTACTGGGGTGGTCATACATCACTGCCATGTGCAGTTTGTTTTCGTGTGCCTGTTTACAGATCGAGGCCAATCTCTGTTCACTTATTTTGTAATCAATGTATAACACAACAATGTCAAGCCTAAAAATAGGCACCATGTGACAGCAATGGATAATGTGATCCAATAGATTAACCTTTGCTTTCGTGATCTGGATCGTTTTATCTTGTATAGTTTTTTTTGCAAACGGACAGATTGCTTTTCCAGTTTTTTTATGGACTTTAGCAACCTGTCCTCTAATCCAATTTTCAATTAATTTACTTTCTTCTGCCACCTTTTTTATTTTTCTTTTTTGATGACATTTTTGATGACATTGGTTTTCTTCTTCCGCTTCCTCTAGCCATTGGTTTTCTCCTCTTGGTTGGTATCCGGTTGGTCAGTAGTGCTGACGCCGTTGATGTTGTTATGATAGGCATTAAGTCTCCTCTCATCTTGTGTGTACAATTCAAGTAGTTCTATTTTTCTTTTGTGTACAAGGTATTTAATTTTCTGTAATGCCTTCCTGGCATGGAAAGCACCCTGTTGGCTTTGCCTTTCTATACAATTTTTATTATGCATTTTGTATTCATCGAACACTGCTTCCAAGGCACGCGAAGTTGCAGTTTCTATTGCACGTCCATCTAATTTTCCTTTGTATGGCATTACTCTAATTCATCTGGTTTAACAGGAGTGAATGATATAGAATGCCAAGGAGCAACACGACCATGGCTATTCTTATAAAGTTCTCCGGTCTGTACGGACTGTGCGGCCATATAAGACTTGTAACCTTTTGCAAACATTTTTGGAGCCAAGACTTTAGCAGGTTTCCACTCCTGTCCGTTCTTGTAGAACTTGCTGTGTAATGATTGCTGTCCTTTGCTTTTCTTTACACCTGCCATCTATTTCTCCGATCATAGTTTGAATCCTTTTTTCCAAGTCTGTAGTGACCAATAAGCAGGACTCAATGTCTTCTGTCCTCTCACGTCATCCAATATGGCACCCATCCTTGCATTGAAACTTCTACGCCTTGCTGGATTGTTCCGGCCTATGCTCATGCCTTTCTGTCCAAAATTCACTTTTTTGACATTGCCTGTGTTTCTATCTCTCACAAACACTTTAAACTTCTTGACGTCACCACGCATGACCTTGTTAAGTTTTACATCTCTACCTTGATATTTTGCCATGTATCCATTTCCATATTTTGTTTAGAAAATTTTTTATTTTTTTCATTATTTTTTCCTCCTCAAATCAAGATCGTGTTTACGTGATCCTTTTAAAAAACTATTGACCCTGCCCATGGCCCATTGTGCCATTCCTATGCCTGGTCGAGATCCTGCGCCAAGGAAAGCGCCTTGTCCTCTCCTGTAGACTTTTGTCAAAGTGGATAGTGTGAATCTGCTTTTACTGGCCTTTTCCCGCAGTGTCTTACGCACCGTAGCATTTAATGGTTTACTTTTTGCCAAGTCTAACCCTCCTGTCAATCAATGATTGTGGTATCCTTTTGCCTTCACGGGCCAATTTGCTGATACGTTTTGTTAGTCTTGCTAATTCAGACCTCTTGGCGCCTGTGACACCACTTAGGTATTTTTTTGGTAGGCCTGTTGCTTTGTCCTTAGGAACTTTCCGTGTCTTCACCATTGTCATCTCCGAAGTAGTTTTTTATCTCTGGGTGTAGTTCTAAAATTTGTTCGTTGGTGTAACCTTCCTTGACCATGTCTCTCATGTGCTGGATCATGTCTTGGGCGTTTTGCATTGGTGGGTGTTGCATGTCTGTGTTCAATGGTTTTTTGATCTTGTTTGGATCCATTTGTTCAAGTTCAAAAGGATCTTTGACAATGATCTCTTTTATTTTCCTGTCTATCAGTTCTTTAACATCCGGCGAGGCGTTTACTATGTCTCTCACTGTTCTGGATGCTTTCTCTAAGATGTCCATGTCAAGGTTCCTGTCTCTGATATGGAAAGCAACTGGATAAGTTATCTCTCCATCAAATTCTAGTCCACTGAACTTGGCGAAAAGTCTAAACAGTTGTTCTTCTGCCAACTGTAAATTTTTAGCACGTTCGGTCAGTTTTGCGTCCAACATGCTGTATTCTGTTATCAATTGTAGGCCGGATTGTTGTCTTGTCTGTGCGGTCCTTAGTCCTGACATACATGCCATCCTGTCAATTGATACAACCTTCTCTTCTATTGATTTCAATATTGAATCAACACTTTGTCCGCTAGGCTGAAGCAAGTAAGGACGTAAGTTTGGATCTGTTTCATTTGGCACTGTTATGATAGCACCTGGTCCCGCCGCGGCATCAACTTCTGGCGTCTTGACAAGACTTGGTGATGTTGATAACCTAATTGTTTGTTCTATCTCCGAAAGTTCATTGAATATTGAATTGGCCATGTCCGCACAATCGGCAACACCACTGACTCCAATTCCTCTTATTGGACTTCTTTGGTCGTATACCCAAACTGCAGGGATGATGCCCAATTCATTTGGCATCTCTTCGATCAATTCGTCTTTGGACTTGCCTTGTTTGTATTCTGTTAGTGTTACTGTGTCTTTTGTGAATTCTCTGATGTAATATCTCTCTTTCATCCCATATGCTTTTTGTTCTACTTCAAGCAATTTCAAATATGTTAGATCATAATATCCAGAAGGTTGTCTCGTGTACTCCCAATCCAAAACATTTTCAGGAGTGTATAGTGAAACATAATTTCTAATGTTTTGATTCAATTCGTCTGCACGTGTTCTAACATTTGATTTTGGTTTGTCTAACAATATGACCGCATGTCCATACACGCTACTCCATGTGCTGACATCTCTCATGAACGCATCGAAACTTCTGCCCTCAAGGTCAGCGTCTTTCATAAACTGTGCAAGTTCAGGTAAATTTTTAAGATTGCCAAAATCTCTTTTGATAGGTTGCCTGTATAAGAATGAATTTTGTATGTGTACTATTGACTTAACATGGTTGTCATAAGGTGTTGTGCTCAATCTTCTGTAATATTCTGAATCGGATTCATACAAATATTTTGTAAGGTACTCACCCATCTTGTATTCGTATCCTCCAAGATATGATGAACGTAGGAACTCCCAACGCTTGATGTGTGTTAGGTACTCGGCATGTACTCCTAATGCAGTGTAGTGTTCACTTGTTTTCTTAGGGTCTTGGTTGACCGAGAATTCGCTTAATCCTGTTGACATTATATTCTAACCTTCCATAAATTATTTGCTTCTGGTTGTTTGTAGTTCCTTGTGATAGGAAATAAAAATGATACAGCATAACCTAATGCGTCTGAGATGTGTGAATAATCTCTAGCGCCATTCTTCTCTGGTTGTGACGTGCCTTCTTTGTATATGTGTCTCTCCATTGCTGTGATTAAACTTTTACATTTTGGATGTATCATAATGCCTCTCTCTCCTGTTCCAGAACAAAACTTACTATTTACAGCATTGATCCTATCCCTCACAGGAATGTGTCTTGATGGTGCCTTGACTATGAAGCCAGCATTGGATAAGTGATGGAAATCAGTTTTTGCCGAATTTGTTTTCCTTGCCCTACCTGATGGATCTGGATATGCAATAATTTTTGTGCCTGGGAACCTGCCATGTATTTCATTTGTAAGTTCTTCTGTGTTTGATCCATACATCTCTATCTCATCGATTACGAAAATTTTGTTGTCCTTGACAACGAAACAGATCGCTGTAAGGGGGTGAACGTTGAAATCAATACCAACGTGTATTATGTTTTGTCTTGTTTCAAATGTAAAATCCTTCACATTGTGTTGTCTCTCAAATCCATAATATATCCTGCCTTCATAATTTTGAAATGTGCCTTCGTATTCTTGTGAGAAAACTTTATGATCAAGTTCTTGTTTTGCTTGTTGTATCTCTTCTTCTGCAACAAAGCCACCCTGTACTGTTGTAAATTGATATGAACTCCAATTTGGTTCTGTGGAGTCTTGTCCTTGTTGATATATGTCATACAACCAGTTTGATATGCCTTTGGGAGTACCGGCAAACATGGCCCTTCCCCCTGTGTCTGACAGTGTTGGCCTTAAAACTTCTGTGTATGCTTCTTTTTCAATGTTGGCCACTTCATCAAGAAAAATGTAATTCAGTTTGGCACCACGAAGGGCCTCTCTGTTGTCAGCACCCTTCAATGATATCTTGCTACCGTTCTTGAGTATTATTGAAAGATCCGCTTCATTGATCTTTTTGGCCCAATTCAATTCAATTGCTTTGTTCTTGACTGCGTCCCACCAAACATTGCGAGCCTGTCTGTAACTTGGAAGTACCGCCCAAACGTTTTGATCAGGATTCCTAGCATTGTAAAATAATTGTCTTATGCCCAATGTTGTTTTTCCAAATCTTCTACCTGTGCATAACACAACGAATCTTGCTGGATCATTGGCCACTGTTTTTTGCGGAGTCGACAATTTCATTATTCATCCTCCTGCCATGGTAGTGGTTGTGAATGATCTGTTGAATTAGGGTCATCTTTCTGATCCAAGTAGTTTCTACCTAACCAAATTTGCATCCTGACGTCTCCGGCTAAAGCACGTTCCATCTGTGCCCTTCTTAAACTTTTCTTGCCCTCTGCCCTGCCGGCATCTATTAATTTTTTGTATCTCTTTTTTACACCCTCGGCTGTTATGCCTATTATCTCACCTATCTCTTCATAGGTACACATGATACGAGCGAGGTCTTTTATCAGATCCTTGTCGTGCTTCCTGTATTTCTTTCCTGTGTTGTCAGGTGTCATTATATCAATTCCTTGTTTTCAACTACAATTCTAAAATGTCGCTTGTCTGTGTCACCATTTGCAGTGACTATTTGAACTTGTATTGGGTAAATGTTGCCTGCCGTGCCACCATTTACCCTGAATACTACTTTTGTACCTGATACCTGTACATCTGTGGCATGACTTGTTGGGAAAGCCAAAGGACTTGCATCGCCACTAATAGTTCCTAGTGTAACTGTTGGCTCACCAGTTGAATCATCTAATAAAGAATCGCCTGATACCAAATAGTCTGCAAAATCTAATGCTAAAGTTATGTTGGCTGAAGGATCTTTCTTGTAAAAAATTCCAGCGTTGTCTTTAAAAAATCCTGTAAGTGAAAGATTTGCCATTAACTGTTTCTCCTAAGTCCCGATGTGGTTAGTTTTGGTCTGATAATTTTGAAATCTCTTGTTTCTTGTAACACTTTCAAAGTCCTTGTTTCCACCGGTATTGTATTTACTCTGTTCTCCTCCAATAATTTTATTAGCCTACTTTCTTCAGGAACCATTATGGTCCTAGTTTCTTGTAAGACTTTGTATGTATTGAAAGGATCTGCGAAGATTCTGGTACCTATGGTTACCGTTCCACCTGCTATGACAAGATCCGCACTGCTTATTAAGACCTTTTCCGCTTCTGCATCTACTGACGATGTTGAATCTAAGTTGGAAACACCAACAAAGGTTGGTGATGCGGAAACTGTTGTTGATGATGTTGCTGAGAGTGTGGCAGATGCCTCATCAAATTCTGTTGCTTCTACTGTGATGGCAGAAGTGATAGACAAAGACGAAGGAGCAACTGCTTGTTTAATTGCAGATGCACTGACCGTTCCTGACGCAATGATTAATGTTGAACCAAAATCAAGGTCAAGTGCTGGTGTACCTTCTACCAAGTAATCAGCGACAACATAGTCTCTGACCACATAGTTGATACCAACGTCAAATCGTATTTCTAATGATGCTGAAGCAGTTACAAGTGCCACGTCCGAATCCTCGCTGTAAGATTAAAAAAATTAATCTATTGTTATTGTGAGCGACCCGCTGTTGATCTGGAACGAGTCACCATCTGATATAGTTTTTGATGCAGTCAAGGCACCATGGGCCAATAGATTGCCAGATGATGATGCATCAAATATTCCAATGTGTGTCACTGTGCCAAATGCCCCGCCCGAAGCGGCCGCGAACGTGATGTTTGAATTCGAAACAATAGAACTGTTGTCAGATCCTGTCGTAGCAGATGCCATCTTGTTGTCAATACGTATCCTTGCGTATCCGTTGCCAGAAACTTCTGTGCCTGACGCTGAATCTGTGGGATCACTAGTGAACAAGCCAATATAGGCCTCAGGTGCAGTGAATGATGTGTTCTTAAACAGCAAGTCCAAAATCTTTCTTTCGCTGTATGATGAGAGAGCAGTCATTAATGTTTTTCTCCTTTAAAGGGTTTTTGTTATAACAAGTTTATTTACACAATCTTTTGGATGGTAAACATATGTTATTCGTTTTCAATAAACGTTTCACCAGTTACTTCTTCTAATTTACGTATCATTCGTTCCATGTTCACCCTAACAGTTTTACCTGTCTTGATGTTTCTCGAGAAATATTCCCATTCACCCGCTTTGTTGTGCGGAGATATTTTAGTAATGTTACCCGCTTCATCCCTTACATGGACTTCTGAAGAACCACCATCGTCCTTGGCGTAAATGTGTGAACTGTCTGTTACTCCACTTGGATCACTTACATTGGCAAGTATTACAGCACCAAACCTTGATAGACTTGCAGTGTTGTCATAGAAAGCAAACTTGTTGGTTGCGTCATTAGTGTCCACATAATAAGCATAACCATTGGTCATCGTTCCATGGTATTTGTTAATTTGTGCCTTGAACGAAAAGGCGTTTGTTAAATTAACATCACCACCGTTATCATCCTGTTCAACATATGAGAAGACACCATGTGCATTTGTAACGTTTACTGTCTGTGCTGAAAAATGGTATGAACCTGCCATCATTCCTATCGTGTTGCCTATTGTACCAGCGTTGCTGGCATCACTGTTATGCACAGCCACCTGTCCCTGTGCCGCCATGGCACCTGCGAAACTGTTTGTTGAGTTTACAGTGGCACCATTTAGATCCACCACACAACCAACTGTCTGTGTTCTGTATCTGTTGTCTTTGTCTGAACTAGAATAGTTGCCCAAGATGTATTCCTGTCCTATGAAGTGTCCCTGTCGCCTGTCCGAACTAGAAGTGAGGGCACTGCCTATGGTTTCTTTCCTAAAGAGGTGTACACCCTTGCACCTTGTGGATATGTCTCCAAAATTACTAGCGAAGTCAGACGATGCTTGACTCGAAAATGTTCCATCCGAACTAATGTTAACAAACCCAGTACCATTGGCTGATATTTCTAAATCATCATTGGATCTATTGGCAGATATTTCATTGTCTGTTATCGAAACTGCCTGTGTCTGTATGTCACCGAACACTGAAAGTGAATTGGTTGCGTCGTAGAATGCGTAGTTGTTAGTGATGGTGC